ATATATATATTATTTATAAAATTGTAAAATATTTGGTAAATATAATCCAATATTTTTTACAGTAGATGCTGCAGTTTGTAATGCGTATTTATTAGATTTTATAACACCAACATCTTCTATCTCGCCATTATCTTTATATACTGTATCAATTGGTCCAATTATTCTCCATTTTAAATCTGCAACTTTCCAAAATACATTTGATCCCAATATATCATATACTTCAACTGATATTTCAAAAACAAATCCATTTACATCATTTGCTTTTTGACAAAAATATCTTCGTATAAACCCAATTTCATAATCATTTGGAGTTGGTGATGGGACTATTGTTTGTGGTATTTGTATTGTGAATAATCCCAAATTGTTTGCTATATCCTTATACATTATTTGTTCTTTTTATTTATTCTAAATCCTGCTTCTAGTGTGGTTGTCCAACCTTCGTTTGATATATTATGCTTTGTGTTTGTTATTTGAAACACCCCTATTTGATTATATATTTCAGGAACACCAACTATGTTAAAATATTCTCCACAACTAAATCCACTTATACCATCAATTGCGATGGTTACATCTATTGGAGTTAAGGTATTACTACTCGCTTCTTCGTTTATTTTCAATTTATTTATTATCAATTCTCTATCAGTAAATACTAATGTTTTAATACCGGATGGTAGTATGAACTTAATAGATTTATCTTCAATTATTTCAGTAAAATTTACGGCTTCGTTTTTTTCTGCCTTTGTATCTTTTTCAGCTTGTATATTTCCAGTATCAACTGCGGTTTGTAATGTATTTTTAATAGCTTCTAAATCAATCATATTTATGGAATAAAACCCATCCGCATTTGAAAACATTGAGTAATCAACACTTTGATAAATATCTGCTGATAATGGAATTTCTTTACTTGCGGCTATACCTTTCTTTTTATCGTCTGCTAACTTTTTAGCATGTTCTGCTAAAAATCTCTGTGAATTAAATACAGTTCTACCTGCAACTAAATTGCTCATTTCAAAATTAAAAGTAAAATCTTTAACAATTGAGTTTATAGTAGTAGGTTTAAATTTATATAAGTTTTCCTCTGTAATTTGTATTGTATTTGTTGATTTGAAATCTATTACAGTCGCAGCTTTTCTTTCTGCTTGTGGGGCGTATACCAATCTAAAAAGTCCATACGAGTTTGAATTCACAACAGATAATATTCCATTTAAGAAATCCGCTCTCGTATATGATTTTCTCCATATTTCAACTAATACTTTATACTTTATAAAAATATTTAACGCGTTTCCACATCGCTTATCTCCCTCTGTTGGATTTACTATTTTCAACTTTCCATTTTCCAATTCTATTTCAACTTTTTGTGTCTCTTCTATTGAATACCCATTTATAGTACCAACATCGGTTATATTTGATATTTCAATATTATCCTGTGGTTTGGCATCTACTGAACCCGATGGTTTGATTTTTGCAACAAATTTTGGAAGTGTTTTGTTTGGAAATAAAACATCATCGGATGATGATATTATATGTTTATGAATGGATATTGGAATAATTTCTGTATCGATTCCATTTACTTTATACGTTGGGGTAATAAACTCAAATGTATTTTTATCAATATTACCATCTATTATAGAATAATTCATTAACTCTTTCAATATGAACCTTAATGAAACATATTGATCGGAATTTGCAGTTTCATCTTTTTTTGTAATATTTAATTTATTCCAATTAAAAAAATCATGCTCCCATTTAGTTTTATCAAGTTTTAAAACCGATTTATCCAATTTTAAATCTGCAGAAAGTTGTGAAACCCATTGTTCAAAAGTAGTTGCCTTTTCTTTTGATTTTGATGCAATACTAGATTTATCATTTGATATGTTTGTAGGTATAGCAAGTGTCATCTGATTTCCTTGAGAAATTTCCAATGATACGGTATATGTGCCATCTTTATCTATTGCAAAATTATAATCTGTAATCTTTCCTGCAACTAAATCATATGTACCCTTTGCTCTTTCAATTTTTGATAGATAATCTTTTAAAGATTTAGTATTTACCCTATAATAATCGGAAAAAGTTTGAACAAATGTGTTATAATCCGTCTTATCTATCAATGCTTCCGATGATTTTGTAAATGATTTTAATTCATTTTTTCCGGATTGTTCGTATTTTTTTCTATCCAATGTATTATCACCATATTCCAATAATACATTCATACCTGGTTTACAAAAAAACAATTCAAACATTTCAAACTGTTTAAGTGTAAAACACCTAACACTAACTGTTGCAGTTTTTAAAGTATTATTAGCACCATCGGTATCAATATCAACGGATTCTATAATAGGAGTTGATACCCTTCTATTAGTTTCACCTTCTACCTTTATGGGCTTTCCGTTAAAATCGATACCAACTATTGTTTCATTTTGTTGGTAGTTTAATCCCACATCTATATTATTTTTTATAATACATCCATAATATTCAGTTGTGCCCGAAGTACCTCCTATTATTTTTTTTAAAGTTTCTACTTTTTCTTCCGGATTTTCTGATTTTTGTGAAGCCTTTACCACTTTTGCGCCGGAAGTAAGTACTATCCACGGCATTTTAAATGCAGTATCAGTTGGGTGTTGCTCTCTTTCTTCAAGAACCGATTTCATCCAACCTTTAATTGGTGCTAAATACGGAAATCCCATAACTTATCTGTTTATTTTTTGTAAATCGTTTAATATTGTATTAGTATCAGATGGTATTCTCAATTGAATACCTGCTTCAACATAGAATGTAGCATCATTTATATTATTTGCAGTTGCAATTACCCACCAAAGAGTTGTATCACCATAGTATTTATTTGCCAATAAGTCTAATCTATCACCCTGCTCTGAAATAATATATAAATCATTGTTGTTTGGTTTTATTTTAGGATATATGGTTGATTCCAAATAGTTTTGTTTGGTTTCCTTAACTTTTAATATCTCATTATATATGTATCTACTTGCCATTATCTATATATTAAATTGGATTACCATCTGTCGTTTCTATATTATTTAAACCATATCCGTACCCATCGAAATTGTATCTATATCTAGTTACCGTATCTTTTTCTTCCGTAGTATGATTTTCTATAATTTTCATACCAAATGATACATTTATTAGACTAGGATATACGGTATTATCCACACCTGCATCTTCCATATTAGGATTTACATTTGACCATGATACATTTTCTTCTATATTGAATGATAAACTTTCAACATACCCTAACACATCTTTATATAACCCACTAATTCCCATATATACCAAATTTGGTGAAAATGCTAAAGTTGTTTCAGTTTTTGAATATTTAATAGTAGATACTTCATCGTATGGAAATGCCAATGATTTTAAATAATTTATTTTTTTAATCATAACATCTCTTTCACTAATTGTTGTATAGTATAATTTTAAATCAAATTTTATACTCCTTTCTACCCCACCATATCTATAAATATTAAACGGTGAACCTATGTATTTAAAAGCACTCCATTCAGGTGTAATATCTTCGGATATGCCCGATATAGTTCCAACAAACGGTACAATTTCATTTTTTCCATATTTTTTAAAAGTCACATACACATTTCCAGCGTTTTTATTAGCCGAAACTTGATCTGAATATTCTTTTGTATTTTTAAAATGCGATTTATTTAAAATATTGGTATTTGCATTATCCCACGTTGAAAGTGTAGAACCTTCTCTTAATTTTAATAAACCTGTATCTCCCTCAATAACCTTTTTAGTTTTTCGATCAATTTCATAAGTACGATAGTATTGACTAAACTTTTTATCTTCGGTTTTTACACCAGTAGATTCTCCGTTTTTGGTAAGCATTGCACCATACGTTTCATCTCCTCTTTTTTTTAATAAATTATTTTTATAGTTTTTTAAATCTTCGAATCCCTTTTTACTACCAAATTTGTTTATTGCCCCTATTGCTAAATTTGCACCAATACCTTCGGTTGTAGATGCTCCCTGTTTTATTTTCGCGATGACCGATGCTGGAGATGGGTTATCTTTTATAAAATAGTTAGTATTAGCTTCAATTACAGTTTGTAATCCAGCTCTAGTTTTACCTAACGAAATTGGTTTTGAAAATGGAGTATTATTACTAAATATAGTATCCGATGGTCTAGTTGCAGAACCTTTAAGAACTCCACTTACCTGATTACCTATTAGGTCTGCTATTGTATTTGGTGATGATAGTAGTAATGCTGCACCTCTAGGTGGGTTAATCAATCCCCTACTATTTATACGGATATTATCAACTTTTCCGTAAATATCTGATTGATTGGTTTTGAATAAATCTAAAATTGTCGCCATTTATAGTTAGTATATTTACTATAAATATCTTTTATTAAAATTTATATAATACTACCCATCAGTTTTAGTAGTTGAGTTATCTGCATTGACAGATCGTGTATTATCACTATATCTATTATACGCTTTTGCAACCGTTTTACCATCGATTGATATTTTAGTTGCCGTTTTTGCTCCAGTATAAGTTGCAACCGTTAATGCTTCTATTTGTTTTGTTAAATTTAGAATTGCCTTTGTATTTGTATTAAGAGTTGTAAGTTCTTTGGTTGTTGCGGCAGTGTTAATCATTGTTCGATTTGTTCTATCTACAACCCTTTCCAAATTACCACTCATATAAGTAAGTTTATCTTGCAAA